TGCGTTGAGTTGTCTGCTCTTTGGTATCGCCGCAGTAATTTTTTCGGGATTACGAACCCGCAGAAGCAAGCCTCTGTTATCGACAATTTGCATCACTCCTCCTTGGAGTTACTTCTTAGTTTTCTTTTTCTTCTCACGCTTACTAGTTTCAGAGACTAATCGTCCACTAGAATCTCTCTTGAAAGATCGATTACGTGATTTACTTTCTATCTTAGTACCGTCAGAGTTCTTGCCACCTTTGCTCAGTGCTTTCTTGTGGCTTACATCCTTGCCCTCTCGCTTGTCGGCTTTGCCGTTCTTGTTTTTGTCTACGCCTTCCTTGTCTATCTTACGCCGTGCACGCTGCCTTTCCATACGGTCAGCATGTTCACCACGCTTCTTCTGTTGCTCGTACTCTTTCTTATAAGGACGTTTCTTTTTTGTATATGGCATCATCGCCTCCCATTATGTGGGCACTCAGTTACGACACAGTGTGCTCTACAAAGCCCTGTGGGTTTAGGGTTCCATACGTCATTATCGTATGATTTTTCCAGTGTAGCGTAGGCGGTTAACCACTTGCGCCACAGTTCTGTTTGGTTTTCTATGGTATATGTTTCTTTAATGAAAGCCTTACATACCACAAACAACAACCCACACTTCACCTTCTTTATGTCAGGGAAATGTCTAAAGACGCACAGAGCCATTAGCTCTAGTTGTCCTTTGTCTGCATACTTAGCAGACTTGCCGGTTTTGTAATCTATTACTGTAGCAACGCCGGTTTTTTCGTCAACTATTAATAGATCGGCCACACCTCTAAACCAAACACCGTCATCAAAGAATCCACACGGTTCTAGCTTTTCAGTCAGCCCCATCTTGTATTCGCAGAGCTTCTCGCCTTTCATGCCTTTGAGTTTGTCTAACGCACCCAAAGCATAGTCAAATCGGGGGTCTAACTCTTTAACTACACCGCCGACGTAATCTTCTGCGGCCTTGTGAAACTCGTTTCCGTAAAAGATAGCTTCGGTTTCAAAGTTCTCCTCGTAATCTTTTACTACCTTCGTGTGGTAATACTTCTTCGGGCACTGATCAAACGTCTTTATGCTACTGAACGACCACGCTGGTTTGGTATCCACTCGGTACACTCTCCGTAGTTTTTGCCGATCTCCACGTCACCACGCACGGGAAGGCCGTTCGCCCACTCCGGTGTGTAACGCATGCAGGAGTCCACGTAGATAGCAGCTTCCTCTACCTCCGTGTCTCTGACACAGCATACCACAGAATCGTGTACCGTTAGCAAAATAGGGTACCGCTTAGATATCATTAACATCTGTTCGGACATCACACAACGTGCTATTCCCTGACACACGTTTTCTATAACTTTACCGCCGTAAATCTTAGTCCAACCCCGTCTAGTCTTGTACGAAAACTGAACACCTTTCTCTGTCTCGTCAGCTTTTAGCTGGTTGTAATACATCATCAACCCCGATGGGAGTTGAATAGCGTTGAGATTTGGCACCACTTCGAGTACACCCTTACGTCCAAGTTCTGCGGAGTAGTCTTGGTAGATGCGCATCAGTGCAGTCTGGGCCTGCCGCCATAAATTAGTAATTGAGTCGTTCGTGTCCCTGTAGATACGTACAATACGTTCTGCTTCCGCCGCTTCTACGTCAACCCCGAACGTCTTAAGTTGGTCACGGAATCTTACTGCCCCCATTCCATATCCGGCTCCGAGGATTGTAGTCTTACCGATGAAGCGTTGGTGGGCAGTAACTTCGGATTCAGGCACACCATAGATAGCCGCTGCCATCTTCTTGTATACGTCTTCCCCCTTCTCAAAAGCCTCGACCAGATCATTCTGACCGGCTAACCATGCGAGTACACGCGCCTCTATCTGGGCAGAGTCGGCTTCAACCAGTGTGTATCCTTCCGGTGCTACGATACATGACTTCAAAACTTTAGCGTTCTGACCCCGACTTGGTAGGTTCTGTAGGTTAATCTTATCCTGACCGCCCCATCTGCCGGTGTGTGCTGCGTAGTATTTAATCGGTACAGGTAATGCGCCGCGCAGTGCGATATCAATAAACCTTTCTGTACGTGTTTCCTCTAGCGTACTCTTAAGTCCTATGCGAGCTGCTACTAACGCTTGCACCTTTGGGTCTTCGTGTTCTTGGAGAGCCTTGAATGCTTCATCGCTTTTAGCAAAAGCAAACGTCTCTTTACCTGTACGCAAACTTGTTTTGGTTGGAGGGATAACACCTAGTGATTCCAACGCCTTAGCAAACTTAGGGTTGGACATAAGCTCGTCCTTCTCAATCCCGCATTCTTCGAGCAAGCGATCTTTTTGAATTTTTAGATTCGACAGGTGGTCTTGTAGTTTATCTATGTCTAACTCAAGCACAGGGTCTATAAACATACGCAAGGTCATATCTATAACTTTAAGTTCTGACCTCGGAAACTTGCGCGTAGTCATAAAGATATTAAACAGTTTGTAGGTTAGCTCTACATCTTGGATACAGTAATCCCCATACCGTTCTAATTCGACATCGCTGAAATCTTCGCGGCGTTTGTCCAGCGCATGAATTACTTCGTCTCCTTTCTCTCCGACATCGTACATCTCTGAGAGTCTTTTAAGTGACGCACCTGCATCAACACCGTGTATTGCACGCGCCATGCAAAGAGTATCAAGGTATAAACGAGGGTGAATATCAAGCAACCAACTAAGAATAGCGCCGTCAAACAAAGTGTTATGAGCAAGTACAGCACACTCTTCCCAGTTATAGTTGTCATGTAAGTACCTCTTCAGGTCACTGAATGCTCCACTCAACCATACTGTCTCGCCGTCATTGACCTTTACACTCACACCAATGATTTCAAACTCAGGACTACGAATGTACTGTTCTGTAGTTAGTTTAGTTAGCGAGAACGTCTTTGAGTAATAAGTCTCAAAGTCTACGGTTATTACATCCACTATAATCTACTCTCTTCTAAAATTTTGTCGTATAAGTTATCAAGGTAGTAACGCCAATCCTGCAAGATATCCAACTGAATGACGAAATGTTCTTCATGGAAATTTTCCCAAAGTTCTACCTCTCCCTCTCCCGCGTTGGGGTTGTAGTATAAAGTGCCGTATTCCGAAACTTCTTTTGCCATTACAATCTATCCTCATATTCGCTAACAGGCGGTACGCCCGTAGCTGTTAGCTTACCTTCTTTTATTAGTGCTTGACGGTTAGCTTCCTGTGCAGCCGCTATTTCTTTTTTATTTTGGCCGGTGTATTCGACAGCCAGTTTTTCTTTGATGAGTAGCTTATTGATTGTCGTTCTCCCCACTTTGATTTCACCGAGATAGCGTCCAAACTTTCCCTTCTCTTTTGTTCGGAGAGCATAAACTTCTCCCACGATGAGAGCCTTTTGAACGTATTCTTTTGCGAGGAGTCCATGAGCTTTGCGCGCCTTATCTCTCTGGCGGCACTCGGGAGTATCAACACCATACAGACGAATCCGCTGATTGTGCATCCAACAATCAAAACCAAGATCAATGTCAACATCTACTGTATCCCCATCTACTATGCGTCTAATAGTTGCTTTGTATTCGTACATTTAGTTTTCCTCGTAAACTTTTATATATCTGTCCAGATACCACTGAGCTTTCTTCAAATCTTCAAGCCCGTTTTTGTAAGTGTGCCTGTGCAAATACTTTGTGATGTTACCTAACAGATAACCTTTGAATCCTTCCGGCGTAAGCTGCTGTTTAATGTAGTCGATACACTCCACACCCTGTTCTGCATAGTGGGGTGGACTGTTTACCATGTCCTTAGTTTCACTTGAGAATCTGGGTTTCTTGTACGTACCGAACTTCTGTTTCATCTTACACCTGTATAAAACACATGTTTGTGTATGTTAGTTGTAACCTGTCCCGTGTATGCCCACTCGGGGAATACCTTTGTACTGTGATAATGAGTCGCGCCCCCTGTAATATCAGGAATCAAACCACTCAAATGCACTATGTATACCGCATCCCGCCAAGCCCGTTCATCGTGCGGGTCTTCTGGTTTGCCATCGCAGTAGAAGCTGAACTGACACATGTTGCGTATCGGGTTACCGTTCCAGTAGTAACCTTGTTTGACTACATCACACGCATTGTCTGGGTAGCGTGGGTCTTCGATTCTATTTCGTATTACATGAGCGACTGCAATCTGCCCTGCATCTGGTTCACCTCTAGCCTCAAAGTAGATAGCTAGGGCTACGCACATAAGCGGGGTGATCATACAATTCTCCAAATCCTATAGGTACCATCGGGTTGTTTCCGCATCGTCATTACCCTTTCACGCCTAGACAAAAACATTTGTGCGCTAGCGGCTTCTCTGTAGTTATCAAGTGCAACGCTATCACCAACTTCCATATCTAGCAGTGGATCAAACCTAGACGACCGACCTCCTCTACGTCGAGGCACAGGTATATCTTTCTCTATTGTCAATTCCATAACTATCTCTTTGCTGGTAACTGGTTTC